GCCAAGCGTTCAGACAACAGTCAAGTCAGATTTGATTTGAAGTTCGATGAAAACGGTGACTTAATTCAGAAATGATAGACCGCCCCCCCCCTCTTTCGGAAAAATGAGGGCTGGGAGGTCACCGACGCCAAGGTTCATCACGATATATACCCGATTTTTCAAGCTCTACCCAGAAGAAAGCAACAACAAAATAAACTTCAAAGGAGAACGAAGAAAAAATGCAAATTGAAATGATGAAAGTCTCGGACTTGCAACCGTATGTGAATAATCCGAGAAAGAACGACAAAGCAGTTGATGCAGTCGCAGCAAGTATCCGGGAGTTCGGCTTCAAAGTCCCCATAACGGTGGACTCCGACAAAGTAATCGTGACCGGGCATACCAGATTAAAAGCTGCCATCAAACTGGGAATGACCGAAGTCCCGGTCATCGTGCTGAACGACCTAACCGCCGACCAGATAAAAGCCTTCAGACTTGCCGACAACAGAGTGGGCGAGATTGCAGAGTGGGACTTTGAAGCTCTGGCAATAGAACTCCGAGACATCGACATGGATATGTCGCAATTCGAGTTTGATATGCCAGAAGCAAAGATGCAAGTCGAAGAGGATGACTTCGAAGTCAACCTACCGAAAACACCCAAAAGCAAATACGGAGATATCTACCGATTAGGCAAGCACCGACTTATGTGTGGAGATGCCACCAAAGAAGAAGATGTAGAACGCTTGATGGATATGGATGTTGCAGACCTTCTGATAGTTGACCCGCCATACAATGTCGACTACGAGGGAACGGCTGGCAAGATTATGAATGACAAGCAAGCCGATAACCAGTTCCAAGAGTTCCTCGTTGCGATGTTTTCAGTCGCAAACCTCAATTTGAAGCGAGGGGGGGGGTTCTACATATGGCACGCTGACAGTGAGGGATACAACTTCAGAACGGCGTGCAAGAAAGTGGGCTGGACAGTAAGGCAATGCATCATCTGGAATAAAAACAGTTTAGTCCTTGGAAGACAGGACTACCAGTGGAAACACGAACCCTGCTTATATGGCTGGAAAGACGGCTCGGCTCACTTCTTCATAAACGACCGAACCTTCACAACCATATACGAAGACAAGATAGACATCAACAAAATCAAGCTGTCGGAGGCAAAGGAACTGCTGAAGAAAATGCTTGACCCCAAAGTGCCAGCAACCGTCATCGATGAGGATAAGCCAGCAAAGAACGGCGAGCATCCTACGATGAAACCCGTAAGGCTCATAGGCAGACTGATAGCCAATTCCAGCCTACCGGGAGAAGTCATACTCGACACTGTGGCAGGAAGCGGAACAACGCTGATAGCCGCCGAACAATTGAACCGAAGAGCCTACCTCATGGAACTTGACCCACGCTTCGTGGATGTCATCATCGAGAGATATGAGAAGCTGACCGGGGACAAAGCCGAAAAAGTCTATTCAATGGAGGATTAAAAAAAAATGAGATTATATAGCACAGAACAAGTGAGCAAATACCACCCTGACAAATACGCAGACCAGATAAGTGATGCCATACTCACGGCGTGTCTGCGAGAGGACCCTCACAGCCGAGTGGCGTGTGAGTGCATGGTAAAAGACCGCACAATCGTCCTCGGTGGAGAGATAACCACTAAAGCGGATGTGAACTTTGAAACGGTGGCAAGGCGAGTAGCCGACAAGCTACATTACAAGGTGGATGAAGTTATCAACCTAATCGGAAAGCAGTCCCCGGAGATTGCATCGGCGGTCGACAGCGTGGAAACGCTCGGCGCTGGTGACCAAGGAATTATGTTCGGATACGCAACCGATGAAACGGACGAACTTCTCCCCTACGGTTTCACAATCGCAAACAGAATCATCAAAGCCATTGAGAGAGATGTCGACCACAATGCGGAAAGTCTCCTTCAAGGAGATGCCAAAACACAAGTAACGGTTGACCTTGACGGAGATGGCAACGGAGGCACCCTGCACAGCGTGGTGGTCAGCGTTTGTCACAGAGCCGATAGCAACCTCAAAGCCGTAACGAAGTATGTGGCAGAGTTGCTGAAAGCAAATGGAATCAAAATCGACAACAACAAACTGGTAGTGAACCCCGGAGGAGAGTGGACGGTGGGCGGTCCGATAGCCGATTGTGGCTTGACCGGCCGCAAAATCGTGTGTGACCAATACGGTGGATACACGCCAGTGGGCGGCGGAGCATTCAGCGGTAAAGACCCCACAAAGGTAGACCGCAGTGCAGCGTATATGGCGCGACACCTCGCAAAAAGAGTAGTCAAGGAACTGGGAGCAGCCCACTGCCTTATTCAACTGGGATATGTGATAGGCAAGACTGAACCCGTATCGGTGGAGATAAGCACAGGCGATAAGTGCATGGACCGTCTCGCATCGAAATTCATCTCGGAAAACTTCGACCTCAGACCGAAAGCCATCATCGATAGGCTCGACCTTCTGAATGTCGACTACGAGAGAGTGGCAGAGGGGTGTCATTACTATGGGATTGACTGGTAGAAAGCCACTCCCGGCGAGCCTTATAAGCCCCGCCGAACATAAAAAGTCTGCAGATGGCATCGCACTCCGCCAAGAAGCCGAAAAGCGTCTGCAGACAAAAGCCACACTGAACTGTCCCAGTCATATCAGTGCGGAAGCCAAAAAGGAATGGCGCAGAATCATGAAACTTTATAGGTCTATGGATGCAGAGATACTCTGCGACTTAGACCTACAACCGCTTGTGATGTATTGCGAGGCAACCGCAATATACAAAAAGGCGCAAGAGACATGGACAAAATACACGGCTGTCGTATCAAGCAACCCGGAGGCACAGCGAGTGCTGGACAAATGCTTCTCAATCATGGAAAGGCAAACCAGACTCATCTGCAGCTTATCCGAGCAGTTATGTCTGACACCCGTGGGGAGGGCAAGAATGGGAATGAATGCAGCCAAGAAGAACGAGCCAAGTTCACTGGAAGCCCTCTTTGATGAGGATGACTGGTGAATTATGTTCAGGAATATATCGACAAGATACGAAGCGGAGAAATAGTTGTCTGCAACAAAGTCAAGCAGTTGTATCTCGGCATCATCGAGCCGATACTCCGGGATGAACACCCTCTCTACTACTTCAACGAAAAGCGTGGGGAGAAATTCATAACCTTTGCAGAGAAATATTGCAGGCTCTCCAAAGGTGAATGGAACGGCAAGACCATAAAACTGATGCTGTTCCAAAAAGCGAAATATCAAAGCATCTTCGGCATTCTGAAACGAGAGGCGAATACTCGTAGGTTTACCGAAGTCCTCGATGTCAGAGGAAGAAAGAACGGCAAATCGACTGAATACGCTGCTCTCGGAAACTACATGACGCTGGAGAAGAAAGGCGCGGAGATATATGTCGCAGCTACAGTAGCAAGTCAGGCAAGGCGTGTGTGGGAAGAGTCGCAATACATGATAGACCACAGCCCCGACCTCGCAGAGTTGCTGAAATATAAGGTGTTCCCTTCACCTATGATATACAACAAAAAGCGGAGTTCGTACTACAAGGTCTTGTCAAAGAACGTCAAGACCTTTGATGGTTTGAACGCTTCCGGGGCAATCATCGATGAGATACACGAACTGGCTCGTGCTATTTACGATATCCTTCAGCAGTCAATGTCAACCAGACCAGAACCGCTACTGAACATGATAACCACGGCGGGGTTTGTAAGACAGGGGCTGTTCGATGACAAATACGAGTATGCCGTTCAAGTGCTGGATGGAGTCATCCCAGATGATAGCTTCTTCCCGTTGATATACGAACTCGATGACCCAAACGAAATCGAGAACGAGGATATGTGGGTGAAAGCGAACCCTGCTCTTGATGTTCTGAAGAGTAGGGACTTCTTGAGAACCAACATTCAGAAGATGAAAGGTGAGCC